GTGCCGGCTGCAAAGCCAGTATCGACTTCCAGCTGAGGCGTGGTCTTCAAGATTGGCAGCACATTCCAGCGCTCGGGGTTACCCCGTCTGCTGATTTGAAACGTTGTCGCTTTATCCATTGATCACACCCCTTTCAAACTTGATGCTGATACCCAACCCTGCGGCAAACCACCGAGAGTAGCCACGTGGTAGGGCCGTGCCCGTCCCGGAGCCACCAGGGTGATTTTTAACTGTACGTTGTGTTCCTTCATTCCTGGCCCGCCGCCATAAGAATCCCGGAACAGCTGGCCATTGGCCACCACTTTCGAGCCAATGCCCAGCTTTTTAGCCGGGGCGGCACGGGCCGTTCCCTTCTTAACTGCGATCTTTTTACCGGATGGTGCCGTCTTAACAGTCATCCGTTTGGCCTTGTACTCACGCCATTCGGTCAAGGCCAGCGTGTACTGGTATTCAACTGAGTTGCCCGATTTGAACCCATACTTGAAACTGTCAATCTTGGTGAGCACATTGATCTTCGTCCCGGAAAGGACAAACCGCACCGGCTTGTCTGCATCCCGTGCAGCGGTCAGCCAATCGATATAGGACTGGGCGTCAGGCAACGGATTCTGAGCTGTCACCCAGTGAGCGTCGGACGTAAGTGGCAGTGTTGATTCAATTGAGAGCGGAATCAGCTTGCGTGTTGTATATCGCTTGATTTCGCCGAGACCCAATACGGTAGATGTATCGCCATCGACCTCGCCTTTGACCATCAACTCCGCCGGTGTGACCGGCAGTTCGATGGTCTTGTTACTTCCGTTGGTCAGATAAATACCGACATGATCCAATAAACTCACCTCCTAACTCGACAGACCGGCATCAGCTCGGCCGCGCAGATAATTCTCTATCGTCCGCACAATCGACTCGCCATCTTGTGCTGTCGCTGCATTGACCACAATGGCCCCTGGAGCAACCGTCACTTGCCGGCTATCCGATTGATTGTTATTCGTGGTACTACTATTGCCAGCCAGTCCCAGGCCAGACGGCGCGTAGGATGGCCCATTACTGCTGGGACCACCCACACCGACGCCGCCACTATTCGCACCCGTGTATGCCGCGGTAGAAAGAGCACTCCCAGCCGCCGCCACCGGTGCCAGGTTATCCGTGATCCCCTGGGCAGCACCCAGAGACATGAATTTACCCAGCTCACCGAACAACTTGGATGGGGAATGGATATCCGCCTTGGCTCGGACCGCCTTATCCGCTTGCGCAACCAGTGCGTCAGCAGCAGCCGTCACCGCACCCAATTGAGACATCATGCCACCGGCCAGGCCAGCGCCAATCATGGAGCCAGCAGAAAATGCCTGAGCAGCTCCTGTCCGCATCCGACTGATGGCTACCATGACCAGCATGGATGAAGCCATCATCACACTGGCACTGCCAGCCTGAATCCCGGTGCCGATTGCACTAGCCAACGCTTGACCAGCAGCCATCGCGTTGCCTGTGCCGCCCTGGAAGGCACTCACCAATGAGTTGATAGCCTTAGAAGCCATATCCCCAATGGCGCTGAGCCCTTCCTTAACGACTGAGACCGCGCCGACCATTGTCTCTAAGCTGTCGGCCGCAGCGGCTGCATTCGTTGCAATGCTCCGGACCTTACTCGCAACCAATGCCGTAGCGGCTCCTAATAGAGCCATGCCAACAGCAGCGACCGCTGCACCAGCACCCAGAGCAATGATCCCGGCCATCGCTACGAGAGCCATAACCCCGACGAGCATTAAGCCCGCCATCGCAACCATTGCACCGACGCCGACCATCATTAAACCAACCATGGCCATCATGCCGCCAACCATGAGCATCATGAGCCCTGTGAAAGCCATCATCGCCATCGTGAAGACCATGATAAGTCCGACCATCGCCATCATGCCACCCATCATGACCATCATCAGGCCCATCATGGCCATCATGCCGCCCATCATGACCATCATTAATCCGGTGAAAGCCAGCATGGACATTGCAAAGACGAGCATTAAGCCCACCATTGCCATCATCCCGCCGATCATCACCATCATGAGTCCAGTCATAGCGAGCAGTCCGCCAGCCATGAGCATAACGAGCCCTGCAAAAGCCACGATGCTGGCCGCAAACAACATAATCAGGCCAACAGACGCAATGAGCGCCGCTGGCATAAGCAGCATGAGCGAACCGGCCAGAGCCAGGAAGCCCAGCGCCGCTGAAAGCCCAAATTGAGCCACCAGAGGCAGTGAGACTGCAATTAATGCGATCCCAGCACCAGCGAGAAACATGCCGGCACCGACCATCAACGCAGCAGCGCCTAACATCAGCATCGTGACGCCAAACACCAGCATGGCCGGAATGGCAGCCGTCAATGCACTGCCGAATACCGAGAAGATGATTACCAGACCCGCAATCACGACGCCGAACGTCGCCATCGCGATAGCGCCTTGTGTACCGGTCGCCGCCAGTGGTGCCATGGCTAATGCCATAACGCTGACTGCAGCACCGAAGACCGCAATGCCAGCCATACTGGTCTGCAGCTTACTGCCCATCAGACCCAGCACAACAGCCAAGCCACCCACCACGGCACCAAACGTCGCCATATTAGCGACAGCGTTCGGTCCAGCATTGGCGATACCCTGCATGGACTTAGCCAGCAATGCGAGACTAGCGACAACTAGCGCAATGCCCGCCATCTTGATCCCGAAATTGAGACCACCGGCAAGAGCTTGTTTCAGGCTCCCGACCTTTGTGGCGGCATCCTCCGCACCTTTGCCGGCTTTGCCAAGAGACGACAGCTTACTCGCCAACTTGGCCACGATGCCGACTACAGGCAGGACAGTCTTCTTGGCGACTTTCCAGGCGATAAATGCCTTGACTGCTTTTCCAGCCAAATCCTTAATCATCACCAACTGTTCTGGCGTCAAGGATTGGAGCCATTTACCAAACGCGCTGATAGCACTGGCCGCAATTTTCATCGCCTTGCCGACACCTTCAGCAGCCATCTGGATCGGGTTGAGTTTCTTGCCATCAGGTATCTGATTAAACGCCGCCTTGACGAAATCCAAGCCAACCGACACATCGCCCCAGGCATCAGAGAACGCCTTGACTGCACCGGTATTCACCAACGCGGACCAGAAATCAGTGACCCACTTTTTAGCCGTACCGAACGCCTTGAAGACATTATCCGCAATCTGGTCGAAGTTAATCGATGCGATGCGGTCGGACAGGCCGCTGACAAAGCTAATACCAACCTTGGAAGCCCGGTCAAAGGCTCCTTGCAGCTTGTTAGTTAATCCTTCCCGTAAACCATCCATGGCTTGGCCGACAGTCTTGTACTCCGTCGCCATTTTTGTGAACGCTCCGCTGGTACCAGTCTTCGTGATGGCGTTGAAGAAATCTTGGGTCTTGACCTTGCCGTCCTGGATATTTTGGACCAACTGAGATGTGGTCTTGCCCATCGTCTTAGCAACGGCCGCAATACCTGCCGGGGTTTGTTGCAGCATTAACTTAAAGTCAGCCCATTGGACTGTCGGCAACGCAGCCATTTGCGTGGCCTGTTGGCTCAACGTCTTCATGGCTTGTGCCGGTTCTGGAGCAGCAGCAGCCAAGCCGCCGAAGCCTTTAACCAGCTCAGTGGTGTTCTTGGTGCCGACAGCAGCCAGTTGCGAATACGTTGAGGACATGTCAGACGCTGAGTAAATGGTCTCCGTGGCGTAGTCTTGCAACTGCTTTTTAACAGATGCAATTTCTGCCGGACCCTTGCCCATGTTGGACATGTTGCCTTCAAACGTCTTCCAGACTGCGGATGCCTCACCGAGATCACTAATCAGCCCGCCAATCTCGTTCTTAACTGCACCAAGTGCATTGCTGATATGATTACCAATCACATTAGCACCGAGCATTGACTTAAACGTACTGCCAAGGGAGGAAGTCTTGCTGGTCACTGCGTCAATGCTATTGCTCAGGCCGCCCATGATGTTCCCGCCGAGCTTGCCTTTGAGCGAGTCAAATCCTTTACCGGCATTGCCCAGCCCACTATCTAGTTTGGATAATGCACTGGAAAACCGGTCTTGAATTTCGATAGAGCTGCGAATCGTTGCCATGGCCGACCTCCTTCCTAGTGTTTACGGTGACTGCGGGCCTTGGCCTCAGCCTCACGCTGCTGTTTCTTCTCCTCTTCCTGTCCGAGATCAATGCCGGCAATCACGACGGCTTTCTCCCGGACGGAGAGCGCACTCCATTGCTTCGGTGTCCAGCCGAATTGGCGCATAGCGAACCAGTAATACTGGAACTCAACGCCATAGCCGGCCTTGACTAGTTTTTTACTTGTTCTCGGAGATCATCAACGTCTTCATCAGCATCGAAACCGCTGACTTCTTGTACAGCCAGTGCCAAGTCGGTATACTCACCGATTTTGAGCATCTTCTTGATGGTCGCTACCGGATTACCAGGAGTACCCCAGCTCTTTTGCAGCTTGGCGTTGTTGACATCAGGACTAACCAATGCATTGACCACTAACAGATCCACGTAAAGGTCTTGGTCAGTCTGTGCAGTGATTACGCCGGCCTTGTTCTTCGTCCGGCGGGTTGCCTGTTTCTTCAAGTCTTCAGCCACATCGGCCCCAACCGCTTCAACGACGAACGGCTGCTTAAAACGCGGAAATTTTACTTCCTTGGTTTCTTTCGTGGCAGCAACGTTTTCGGCAAGGAAAGCGTCAATACCCACTTGTTCGTTTTCAGTCATGTCAATCCTCCTATGCTTCGTTAAGGCCATTGAAAGGTGTCACCAACTCGCTGCCCTCGAATGTGAAATCAGACTCCCAGTCCAGCACACCATCGTCAGAGTTCAGGTTGAGCAACGGGATGTCGTCCAGGTTCACGTCTTGCAGCAGAATTGTTTGCTTGCCCACGCGGCTAGTGGTGTCTTCAATCGTGGCAGAAATGCTGAAATACAGATCAGCACCGCCCTTCATGAAGTCAGTGCCGTATTTCATCCAGTTACTATTGATCAAGTAACCGGATAGTGTGCCAGTCCCCTTCATGCTGGTGGTCTTGTTCTTAGTGGTCCGGGATCCGATCACCTGCACTTCTTCCTTGTTCTTCTCCCATTTCGCGCTCAATTCTTCAAGCTCGATCATTGGGATGTTCTGGCCGTTAATCGTGGCGAACACCATCGCCTCCTTGGAGGAAATTGTGTCGCGAGCTTCCAGAAATTGTGAAATCGTATGAATTTCAGCCATGCTTTATTCCTCCTTAAACGGTCACTGTCATATACAGCTTTTCCATGGCATCAGCCGGAGTGACGGCCAAATTGACAACCACTGTATCCAGGTCTTCGCCGGGATCCACGCTGATATCCGCAGCGTCAAATGCACCGAGTGCGCCACTAGTCACCAGGCCGTTGAGATACTCGACCCGATTGCTCTTGAACAGGTCGCGACCGGCACCATTATTGGTGATTTTACCGATAAACGCCTTTTCGAACGTGTCCTTGGTGTTCTGGGCAATATCGTCCAGCACCCGGATAACCCGGTTCTTGGCCAGATCGCTGCGCTTGTCCTGGGTGAAATTGTGGAACGAGTTGATGTCCTGTTCAATGACCACTGTACCGTCGTTCCGAACTGTGAACAGCAGCTTGCCAGCATTGAGCGCAAGGATTGTATCTTCGTTGTTTAACCGGCCAATCACGTCCGAAGCATTGGGATAAACCGCATAGGTCAGTGACTGATTCAGCGGAACTGCCGATTCAACGCCGGCAATATAGCCCGCTGCCTCGGTGGTGGACAATTGCGTGCCGTCAGAGAGCACTACCCCATTAGCCACCACAATAATGCCTTCATAGTCGTAGTCAGCGCCGACCGTGTCTGGGATGACTGCTTGTACCTTTTGACCAGCTTCTTCCCGCAGCCGCTTAACGGTATTAGCCAGCAGCGCATGAATCGGTGCGTCGTCGGCGTAACCCGCAGCCGTCAAGATGGCGAATTGCTGTGTCTCCAGGGTGTTGATCAAGGCGTCCGCGTCGACCTCACTGGTTGTATCCGTGGTGCCACCAGCTAACGGGCTGGTAATGCCATTGGTCAACCCAGTGATCAGTGCTTTGCCGTCGTCAGCCTTGGCTGCATCAGTCACGGAAACTGCAGTGTACTCAGTGCCCTTAAGCTGGCTGGCAGTCTTAACCGTCTGTTTATTGACGGCTTCCGTGCCGAAATACGTGGTGACGATCACCGTGCCAGCCTTTGCCGGATTTGGTGACACACCCACCGTGATTTGGTTACCAGTTTCACCGGGATAAAGTGCCTTGAAGTCCCAGGGCAGCTTGTCGTCCTTGAACTCGGCCGTCTTGCCCGTGTTGATGTTGTAATACAGGACCTTGAGCGCGCCCTTCAGCGTCTCATGCAGTGCAGTGAGCACGCCTTTCTTCTTTTCGTCAATCTTGACGACTGCACCATCGGCCGTTGCCTCAGACGTTACACCAAATAGGTCCGCGTCCAGGTCAACGCCTAGCAACTGCTTAAAATCACTGTCCGGGGACAACGTGATGATCCCGTTCTGGCCCCAGCCCAGGACGTTCCCGCCTACAAAAAAGACGACGCCACGTGATCCCGTGACACCGCCCTTGCGATTCGGCGCCTTGACGTTGATGTACGCGCCGGGCCGCCGCTTATCGTGTTTGATAAAAGTTCCACCTGCCATTAGAACAGGCCTCCTTTCAGTTGCTTGACTGCTTCCTTAGCTTCATCGGCCGTATAGGTCCGTCCATCGACCAGCGCTGTCTCCAGCAGGTCGTGTTGAGCTCCAGAGAGCTCCGTTGAGCTGAGAAAGTCTTGCTTCGTAAATTGTGGTTGTGCCTTTTCATCGGCCATCGGCCACGCCTCCTTGATATTTCATCCCGCCAAATGGCGGATCCTTTTCTTTCGGATATGCCCGAATGTTGAGATCAAATGTCATGCTGAGATGCTCGTCCTCCACGGCCAAGTCCTGGTTAATGAGCTTGGCATAACCCGGTATCTCGGTCAGATTTGATTGCAACTGTTCAGCCATCGCGTCTAGTTCCTCATGGGGTTTAATCCCCGGCGGAAAATAGACCACCTGATAGCTGAACGTGCGGTTTTGCCAGCCAGTGAAATCCTTAGTGTGATTGACGTGGATTCGATGGACATAGAAAGACGGCTCGGAAAAGCCGCCTTCCTGATTTTCCAGGTAAACCGGAATATTTGGCCAATGCTGATCCAACGTGTCGCTGATCAATCTTGTCACGTCCTCGATGTCAATCACCTCCAAAGATTTGGTTCAATGCTTTCTCCGTCTCCGGCTCGATAATCTTATCCATGTTGGCTCGCAGGTCCGCTTCGGTGGTCTTCCACATAAACGCACCCTCGACCCACGGCTTCTTCAACCGCTTGCCAATCGCTGGCACATATCGGCCGACAACTTGCCGGTGCCCATTCTCAACAAATGAGATGTACTCGGTGTTGTTGTAAATGTCGAACGTAAAGGCACTGCCCGTGTAATGCGGTTCAGTGACATCCCAGCCGCGTCGACCGGTACC